TCACATTTTTCTGTTTAAAGTTGGGCTAATTTTTACTTTCCTGTCGTATACCAACACCTGTGATTCAGTTTTGTGACCACTGAATTTTTGCTTATCACGGCCACTTCCTTCATAGTCAGAAATGCCTTTCGCCTTCAGATCATGGAACGTGCAGTCTAACGGTCTGCCAATTTTTTCAGCAGCCGCATTCCTAGCCTTTCTCCAGGCTTCATTGAAACCTTTATAGGAATATCGCTCTCCGTACATGGTTTTGATGACAGCGCCATCTTCCCCTGATTTCCTGCAAAGATTGACAGCGGAGTGCAAGCGGTCTGTCCACGCTTTAATCTGCTTAACTCCAGTTTTACCCTGTTGAATGAAAATTCCTTTATCCATTATCTGATTCCAGTCCATTTTCAGAACATCGGAAACCCTCGCTGCACAGAGATAAGCAATTTCCATTGCGGCTTTTACCGGATCAGTAGCACAGTCATAAATTGCTAAATACTCTTCATCCGTAATGTATCGGTCGCGCTGAGGTTTAGGGTATTTATCGACGCCTACGCATGGGTTGCCTGGCACAAATCCACGTTGATATCCCCACCTGTAAACGCGTGACATCGAACTATGCTCATGGTTAGCCTGTACGGATGCAATGAAAGAGTTCGGCATCACTGAACCAAAAGATAAGGCGATGTTCATTGCTCAGGTAGGACATGAATCGGCGGGATTCTCTGCGCTGGTGGAGAACTTCAACTACACGCCTGCCGCATTACTGACGACGTTTGGACGCCGGGTAACGAACTACCAGGCCTTAATGCTTGGACGTGCCAACGGTAAGCCAGCAAGTCAGGAAGCTATCGCGAACCTGGTATACAGCAACCGCCTGGGTAATAAAGCTGCTGGTGATGGCTGGAAATACCGTGGGCGCGGATTAATTCAGATTACCGGTCTCACCAATTACCGTGATTGCGGCAATGGTCTGAAGCTTGACCTGGTTACTAACCCTGAACTGCTGGAGAAAGACATCAATGCTGCGCGTTCTGCTGCATGGTTCTACGCCTCCAAAGGTTGCCTGAAGTACACCGATGACCTGGTGCGCATCACTCAGATTATCAATGGCGGTCAGAACGGCATTAACGACAGACGCGTGCGTTACGGCAAAGCGAAAGCGGTGATTGCATGAGCATTGTAGAAATCATCATTGGTGTCATTGGTGCTATCTGTGTTGCCGCTGCTGGTGGGTTTGGTCTTGGCCATATTCGCGGAACCAGCAAAGCAGAAGCGAAAGCCGATCAACAACGCACTGAAGAAAACGCAGCGGCGAAGGTTGCAGTGGCAGAACGTCAGGCAGAAGTCACCAGAGAGGCCAGTAATGTACAGCAGAAAGTTAATCATATGCCTGGCGACGACGTTGATCGCGAGCTGCGCACAAACTGGACCCGTAAGGGTTGAGGTAGTCGATACGGCGTGCGACTGGGTTCATCCTATCTATGCAACAGATAATGACTGGGATGTGTTGGATAAGCAGACCAAGCGCGACATCCTGACGCATAACAAAGCGTGGCAGGCAAATTGTCAGAAGGAGAAACTCGAAATCAAGTAGCAAAGCGGTTAGACCGCAGCCGAAAGGCAATGCAGCAGTAATGATGCTGCCCTGAGTCGCCATTGAGCGAGCCTGTATAGCGACGGGTCAAGGTTCTTATATCAAAATAAGCTCCGGTAGAGCAGCGCGAACGCCAGACGCGCACCGGTTATAAGCGGCGATGAAGCGACAGCAACTCAAGGGCATGAGCGTGGCCACTCCGGGAAGTGGTGAGGCATTTAAATGCAGCCTAGATAATTAGAATGGGAATGTTTTATGAAAAACTTATTCAGTACATCAGATGAAATGCTAATGAAACGATCGTCTAATGTTAAAAGACAAGAGCTGCTTGAGATTTGCAACCGATTCGTATGTTTCTCGTTTGTTAAGCCGGGTGCAACCCCGGCATCGGATGCTAATTTAAAGGAGCAATCGGGTCTGTCTTCGAATTCGCAGCGAATTGAATTAATCCAATCATAGTTGCACGAATCTTATCAAACTCTCTGGTTTTAACTACCTCGGTCATAGCTGCTGTAACGTCGACATTTGAAGAGCAAAAGCCTTCTTTTGTCGGAATCGAAATCTGAACGGTCATCCCATTTGCAATTGAACTGCTTAAAACACGTAAAGGCTCTGGATCAAGCAATGTAGTAACTTGACCATCATTTACTGGCTGAAAGCACAGAGCTTTGCCATCGAAGCGAATAAGAACACCACAACGATCAGGCCTCATTTCCGGACCGATACCTAAAACTCTCCATCCGCAGTACCACGTACGACATAGAGATGGGCGATCATTATAAATCGAACATCCGCCCTGTGCTTTAAGATGCTGACATGGCACTCCAGCAAATTTTTTAAGCTCTGGCTCTTCGATTCTCAGGGATTTACAACAAACAGAACATGAACCACATTTTCTATCTTTGATTAGCAATTTTTCCAGACTCATTTCCCATGCCTCCTTTTTGAGGTGTCACTCAACAAAATGAACAAAGATAATTTTGTAATTTGATACTTACTGGCATTGCTGGCGGCTATTGCTGGAGTATAAAGCGCATCTCACGCGCACTTCAAAGAAAGTCTTTCAGCTGTGAGCCTGGGCACGCCGTTAGCCGGAATTGGCGATTTAGCAATGCAGAGGGAGATTAACCATGGCATCCAATTCACCTTGGCATAGCCTCTACAATTCCAAGCGTTGGTACCGACTCCGCTATCACCAGCTTCAGAAGCAACCTCTTTGTGAGTTCCACCTCCGGCGCAATCAGGTGATAGCGGCAACGATCGTTGACCATGTCATCCCGCACAAAGGAGACGATAGGCTCTTTCATGATCCGGATAATCTTCAGTCACTTTGCAAACGTTGCCACGACTCGGTAAAGCAGAGGATGGAGAAGGGCGGAACGGTCACCGAGTTCGATAATGAAGGCCGTGTTATCTGGTAACAGGAGTAGTTGATGCAAGACATGAAGATTGAATACCGTGATGGGAAGTTGATTGAGTTGAGCATTGATAGCGTGAGCTTTAAACATGCCACTGCAGTCTCCTTCAATCATGAGGTCGGTGAGATGCTGCCTACCATTACCCTACCATTACCCTCACATTGCCAATCGGCGTTGGTGATCGTCTGGTGCCCTCTGGCATACCTCACTCAAGCTTACACGTAATTGAGAAATGATATCAATTCTCATATTTATGTTGGTAAGGGAGGGGGAGGGGTAAAACTCTGGTACCAAATTCTTAAAGACCGCGCTCCCAGTTTTATTTTTAAAAACGTCCAGAAAAAAAGGAAAAACGCGATGGCACAGCGAGGCAGAAAGTCTCTGGCTGCGACGTCTGCTGTCTCGCTGCCGGCACTGGCTGAAAGCAGGTTGCAGCCGTCCATTCACCTGAGCGATCCGGAGATTAACGTCTGGGTCCGGCTGGTTAATGACAACCCGGCCAGCTCATTCACCGAAACACACCGGGACATGCTGGAGATGTACTGTCGGCATGTGGTGCAGGCCCGGCTGCTCACCACCCAGATTGAAGAGTTTGAGCTCGAGTGGTTGTCCCGCGAAGACGGGCTGAAGCGCTACGACAGGCTGCTCACGATGCGCGAGCGCGAGGTGCGATCGGCATCTTCTCTTGCGACCCGCCTGCGGATTACCCGCCAGGCTACTGCCGATCCCAAAACTGTTGGCCGGGCCAACAGCAATCTGGCTCGGGAGAAAAAGCCCTGGGAAATTGATTAAGGCTGATTAGCGAATGGCGAAAAAAAAGCTTACAAGGGCTGAGCGCAATATAGCCTGGTGTGAGAAACACATCCTGATCCCTGAAGGGAAGTACGTAGGCCAGCCTCTGAAGATGGCTCCTTTCATGAAGGATGACTTCAGAGCAATATTTGATAATGAGCATGGTACTCGCCGCGCGATTATCAGCAGGGGGCGAAAGAACGCCAAGACGGTAGAGACAGCGATAATCATGCTGCTTTATCTGGTTGGTCCCGAATCAGCGCCTAACTCACAATTGTATTCCGCAGCCCGATCACGCGATCAGGCAGCAATTCTGTTTAACCTTGCTTCGAAAATGTGTCGTATGAATCCGACACTGATGCAATACGTTGCCATAAAAGATTCAGCCAAAGAGATTCACTGCCCTGAACTGGGCTCTTACTATCGCGCGTTGAGCGCTGAGGCCACAACGGCCTACGGTTTCTCGCCGCGATTTGTCGCCCATGATGAGCTGGGCCAGGTGCGCGGGCCGCGTGACCCGCTTTATGAAGCTCTGGAAACCGCGACCGCTGCTCAGGACAACCCTATCTCGGTAATCATCAGCACCCAGGCACCCGATGCGAGCGACCTGCTCAGCCTGCTGATTGATGATGGCCTGACCGGTGCCGATCCGCGAACGGTGGTACGGCTGCAGACCGCGCCGGAAGATATCGATCCTTTCTCTGTCGAAGCCATCAGGCTGGCTAACCCGGCCTTCGATGTGTTCATGAACCAGAAAGAAGTGCTGGATATGGCCGCCAGCGCCAAGCGCCTCCCGTCGCGCCAGGCTGAATTTGAGAACCTTGTACTGAACCGCAGGGTTGAGGCGAAAAGCCCGTTCGTCAGCCAGACCGTCTGGCACATGAACAAAGAAGAGCCTGGCGAACTGGCGGGCGCTACCGTCTGGGGCGGGCTGGACCTTTCCAGCGTGTCGGACCTGACCGCGCTGGTGCTCAACACAACGCAGGGCGATGTGCACTGTAAGTTCTGGCTACCTGAAGAGGGGCTGGCGGACAAGGCGCGTAACGATCGCGTGCCTTATGACATATGGGCGAAGCAGGGCTGGCTGAACACGACGCCGGGCAAAGCCATTGAGTACGCCTTTATTGCACGGGAGCTGCGGCGCGTTTTTGATATCTGTAACGTCCGGGCGCTGGCGTTCGACCGCTACAACATGCGCTTCCTTCGCCCGCATCTCATCGACGCCGGTTTCACTGAGGCGGAGCTCGAGCGGTTCGTGGAATTCGGCCAGGGTTTTGTCTCCATGTCGCCTGCGCTCAGGGAGCTGGAAGCTAAACTGCTCGGCGCGCAACTGAAGCACGGCAACCATCCGATCCTCGAGATGTGCGCCAAAAACGCCACGGTAATCACCGACCCCGCCGGTAACCGCAAGTTTGTGAAAGGCAAATCGAGCGGCCGTATCGACGGCATGGTGGCGCTGGCGATGTCTATCGGCGCACAGACCAGTGATGAGGTGGAGGATCCGGGCGACGTTAACGATTTCATTTACAACTTTTTGAGCGTTTAAAAATGGCAGATACCGATTACAGCATTGACCTGCGAACGCGATCGCCATTCTGGGCGCGCATGGCCTCTATTCTGACCGGTGGCCGCCTGGTTTCACCGGATAATGGCTCGCAGATGGCGGGCACATCAGCTCACGGCACCGTCGGGGAATCGGTGGTGAGCGATGAGCGCAACATGTCGATCAGCACCGTATGGGCCTGCATCCGGCTCATCTCCACCGTAACAGCCTCGTTACCGCTGGATGTTTTTGAAACCATCGATGATCAGCGAAAGAAAGTCGACAACCAGAACCCGCTGGCGAAGCTTCTTCGCTTCCGGCCCAACAACTTCATGACCGCGCTGGAGTTTCGCGAGGCAATGACAATGCAGCTTTGCGCCTACGGCAATGCCTACGCGCATGTGGAGCGAAACAGCGTCGGCGATGTCATCAGCCTGCTTCCGCTGATGAGCGCGAATATGGATGTCCGGCTCGATGGAAAAAATGTCATCTACCGGTACCGGCGCGACAGCGAGTATGTGGACTTTAAGCCGAAAGAAATATTCCACCTGAAAGGCTTCGGCTTTAACGGGCTGGTCGGGTTATCGCCGCTGGCGTTCAGCGCCAAATCTGCAGGCGTGGCTATTGCTATGGAAGATAACCAGCGGGAGTTTTTCGCCAACGGCGCCAAATCACCGCAAATCCTGATGACTGACGGCAAGGTGCTGACCAAAGAGCAGCGCGGACAGCTGGAGGAAAACTTTAAGGAGATTGCCGGCGGCCCGGTGAGAAAACGCCTCTGGATCATTGAGAGCGGGTTCACCACGCAGCCGATAGGCATCTCGCCGCAGGACGCACAGATGCTTGAGGCCCGTAAGTTTCAGGTGGCAGAGCTGGCGCGCTTTTACGGTGTTCCGCCGCACCTGGTTGGTGATGTTGAAAAAACAACTTCATGGGGCAGCGGCATTGAACAGCAGAACCTCGGCTTTCTCCAGTACACCCTGAAGCCCTATCTCGATCGCTGGGAGTACAGCATAGAGCGCTGGCTGGTAAAAGAGTCCGATCAGGGAAGGCTGCACGCCGAGCATAACCTTGATGGCCTGCTTCGTGGTGACTCAGCGAGCCGCGCTACCTTCATGCAAACCATGGTTAATACAGGGATCCGTACCGTTAACGAAGTGCGGCGACTGGATAATCTTCCGCCTTTGCCTGGCGGTGATGTGGCGACGCGCCAGTCGCAGAACGTTCCCATTACCGACCTCGGAACAAACAAAGAGCCCCGCAATGACGGGGCTTAATTTTTATGGGGGCCACGATGCCTGATATTCACAAGACGCTGGCGTTCGACCAGACCGAAATCAAGTTCACCGGCGACGGCAGCAAGGGAACGTTTGAAGGGTATGCCTCGGTTTTCAATAACACCGACGCCGACGGCGACATTATTTTGCCCGGGGCTTTCGCTGGTGTGGTGGCTAACCAGAGCCGCAAGGTGGCGATGTTCTTCAACCACCAGACGCGAGCCATCCCGGTTGGCAAATGGGATGCCATGCACGAAGACGAGAAGGGGCTTTATGTCCGAGGGCAGCTCACACCCAGATTGAGCCTGGCCGAGGATCTGAAGGCCGCCATGCAGCATGGCACGGTTGAAGGCATGTCGGTGGGTTTTTCAGTCGGCCCTGACGATTACACCGTCGGCACGTCCGGCCTCATTTTCAAAAACATTACTTATCTGCGGGAAATCAGTGTCTGCACATTCCCGGCCAACGAACTGGCGGGCGTAACCGCCATGAAGAGCATTGACGGCATTAAAACCATTCGTGACGCGGAGGCCTGGCTGAGGGATTCAGTCGGCCTTACGCGTGCTGAAGCGCAGGCGTTTATCGCCCGCGTGAAGTCCGCAGGCCGAAGCGAGTTCGGCGGCGGCGACATTGACGCGCTGGCACAGCGCATAACTTCCTTTGCCGCTAACCTGCGGAATCCCTAACGGAGCAAAACATGTCTGAATTAGCAACCCTGGAAAAAGCGATCGAGAACTCCCAGAAAGAAGTGAAGGAGCTTATCGAGGAACAGCGTAAATCCATCAACCAGAACGGCGAAATCAACAAGCAGCTGCAGACCGACCTGGCGAAAGCCCAGGATGAGCTGAAAGCCACCGGCACTCGACTGTTCGATCTTGAGCAGAAGCTGGCTGGCAACTCGCCTGAACAGACCGCCCAGAAATCCTTTGCAGAACGCGTGTCCGAAGACCTGATGAAAGGCTGGGACGGCTCACGTACCAAAGCGAAAGTGACCAGCTTCGACAAAGCGATCGGCTCTGGCGCGAACTCCGCCGGCGCACTGGTTCTGCCGCAGCAGCAACCGGGTATCCTTATGCCGGGCCTGCGTCGCCTGACCGTACGTGACCTGCTGGCGCAGGGGCGCATCACCAGTAACGCGCTTGAATACGTGCGTGAAAATGTGTTTACCAACGCCGCGGCGCCAGTGGCGGAAGGTACCCTCAAGCCGGAAAGTAACATTACCTTCACCAAAGAAACGGCGAACGTGAAAACCATCGCTCACTGGATCCAGGCGTCGCGCCAGATCATGGACGATGCCCCGGCACTGCAGTCCTACATCAACTCCCGCATGATGTATGGCCTGGCGCTGGTGGAAGAAAACCAGATGCTGAACGGTGATGGCACCGGCGACAACCTCCAGGGGCTGAACGTGGTGGCGAACGACTACGAAACTGCACTCAACGCGACCGGAGATACCGGTGCTGATGTTCTGGCGCATGCAATCTATCAGGTGTCGCTGAGCGAGTTTGAAGCCGACGGTATCATTCTCAACCCGGCGGACTGGCACCGTATCGCGCTGCTGAAAGATGCTAACGGCAATTACATCCTTGGCGGCCCACAGGCCTTTGCCTCCAAAGTGCTCTGGGGTCTGCCGGTAGTTTCGACCACGGCGCAGACGGCAGGCAAATTTACCGTTGGTGCGTTTGGTCTGGCATCGCAGGTGTGGGACCGCATGGATGCCACTATCGAGATCAGCAACCAGGATCGCGATAACTTCGTTAAAAACATGCTGACCATCCTGTGCGAAGAACGCCTGGCGCTGGCGCACTATCGTCCTGCAGCTATCGTCACTGGCGATATTGCGGTTTCTGCTGGCTCCTGACAGGAGGACGCGGTCAGCAATGGCCGCGTTTAATGTATGAAAATTAAAGCTCTTCGTATGTTCTCGCATTATCACCTGGGTACAGTATCCCAGGGCGAAACCCGCGTAGTGAAGAAAGAAATCGGCGAAGCGCTGGTAAAACTGCACCTGGCCGAAGAGGTTGATCCCGAAAAGGCGAAAACCTCCGATCCTGAACAGCCTGTAAAAGCCAAAACCGGGGGTAAAGGTGGAAATAAGCGCGGAGCAGATGGCGCAGATAAAGACGCATCTGAGGGTTGATAGCGACGCCGAAGATTCTCTTATTGCGGCCTACGCATCGGCTGCCGTCGATTATGTTGAGAAATTCTGCGACGGCACGCTGGTGGAGTCGTTGACGCCGCCAGTGGAAGGGGAAATGCCGCCACGTGAGATCCTTTTCACTTCCGGCATATGGGCGGCAATGCTGCTTCTTATCGGTCACTGGTACGCAAACCGGGAAGCAGTCAATGTCGGAAATATTACTTCTGAGCTACCGCTTGGAGTTGAAGCACTACTGATGCAGCACAGGAGGTGGCACTGATGGCCTGTTCAGGATGTGCCGCCCGCCGTGAGTGGCTAAAAAAGTGGATGAAAATCGCCTATGAACGAGCAACAGGTAAACCAGCTGCTGACAGCAATGGCAGCCCAGACAGCAGCGATGAATCGGCTGGCGGAGTCAAACGAAGCTCTGACGGCGGTGATCTACCAGTCAATGGTAGTTGAAGAGAGTGAAGCTGAACTTCCACAGCATACTTACCTCAGCGGCAAGCCCAGGGGGTAATCATGCAGGCGGGGAAGCTCAATAAACGAATCATGCTTCAGAAGCCTGTTAAAACGCAGAGCCCGGTTACCGGCGCGGTGGTTAATGGATGGGCTGACATGGCTGAGCTATGGGCCAACGTTACCGATTTGTCTGCTCGCGATTTTGTGGCCGCGCAGGCCGGACAAAACGAGGTAACCACACGGATCACTATTCGCTGGCGTGATGATGTCACGGATAAGCACCGCATTCTTTACCGTGGACGCGTTTACGATATTCAGGGCGTGCTGGAAGACGATAAAAGCGGCCGGGAATATCTGACGCTGCCATGCTCGCGAGGAGTGAACGATGGCTGACGGCATTGATATCAGCATTACTGGAGTTGAGAGTTTGGTGGGGAAACTATCATCCATCAGTGACGATCTGCGTCGTCGCGGTGGACGGGCCGCACTCCGGCGCGCTGGTAACGTGATTGTCGAAAAAGCAAAAGCGAACGCCGCCAGGATTGATGACCCGTTAACAGGCCGCAGCATTGCCGCAAACGTGGCTATGCGATGGAACAACCGCATCTTCAAAACCACCGGTAACCTCGGATTTAGGATCGGCGTGCTGCATGGTGCAGTCCTGAAAAAACATCCTGATCTCGGTGAAAACGCCCCGACGCCACACTGGCGCCTGATTGAATTCGGTATCCCTTTATTAACATAAATGGTAACAACGGAAAGTGTCAATGAAAGGAGAGCAAATACAATCCTGTACTTAATTATTAAATCTTCCTTGCGTGCAGCTATGTAACCTGCAAAAACATAGAGCATTAAATAACTTGCAAATGGAACGTTTATCTTCGGAGCGGGTATTCCTATTGCATTAAGCTCTGGGTATAAGGATGTGCTGTAAAACAGAACTGCGAATATCAAAAGGCTATAGCGCGTTCTTATTTCTCTACATCCCATAACTATCATTGGAACAAAAAGATAAATTGCAATGTAATCGTACATAAACCAAAGGTGTATGCTTGATGGTTTCATAGGGCTAAAACTATCTATGCCTGCATTTTTAAAAAGTATCAAATATGCTGCGTAAATTACCCACCAAAACGCCAGTGGAATTACAAGGAGATTTATTCCTTTAAGGATGAAGCCTTTAAACTCAATTTCTTTATTTGCATAGAGAAAGCCAGTTATGACAATGAAAATACCAATGCATTGTTTCGATATTGCGCTGTAAATATTGGCCCACTCCCAGTCAGGAGCGAGTTTAGCCCCGAAAGGTCCGGCACTGGCATGTAGTAAAACTACCAGCAATATAGCAATAAAACGTGCAACTACAACTCCGTTATTAATGTCTGTTTTTGCCATTTAGATCAGCCCACTAATGAGTTTGCAAAGGTGATGCCAACAAAAGTGTTGGCATCAAAATAATTAGTTCACTATAACAATTGCTTGTCCATTTCGCTCTTTCAATATCATGTTTTGAGCGTTGAATCTCACAGTTCCATCTGATTCTATTTTTTTACAACCAGAATCGCACGGGTAGATACTATACCCCAGTTTTAAATGGGAGACTTTATCCATGAAAGGATTGCCAGTATAGAAGTATCTATTCATATTGTATATGAAAGGAAATGCTTTTCTGTATGGTTCTGATGCTGAACTGGGTTTGTTTATTTTTAGATAAATTTTCTGGTAATCTTTATTTTGCAGCGATAAGACTGCATTTGTACGCATTAAGACATTATCAATTCTGGAATAATTTATATTTTGAAGCATGAAGAAACAGCTTACAAAAATAAATGATATTACCATCGGCACAACTGATACCCAATCAAGCCTTTTAAAGGTGATATTAGTAAAAATAATCATTGTCGATGCCATGATTATCACTCCGCCCGAAACCATAGAACGACTGGTCACTGGTGGATTTTTTAGAATCAGTAGCATGCCAAAGGAAAGGAAGATAATAAACAAGTAAAAAACAACACTCGTTAATTTTACAGGCAAGCTTAATCCTTTTTTTAATAAAATCACAGCAAAAGGAAGCGTAACATACAAAAGTAAAATTTTTCCTATAAACCCATGGAATAAATCATAAAAGATTTCCTTGAATTTAAGATAGGAGGTGAACATGTTTTTTAACGTATACATGTCAATGCCCAGCATTTCAGAGCGCATCTTTGTATACTCACTCATATCATCGGGGTTAAAAATCACCTTCTTGTATAGTGCGTATGCAACAAGCATTAGAACGCCAGCAATGACGCAAAACTTAATAGCACTAAAAATAGTTGCTTTACCTGACATCATGCTGTGTATGGCTAGTATCAATATAATTGATAAGTATACTGCAATAGATGACTGATAAGATGAAATTGCCAGTATTAGCAGAATGAATGCTGTAGCATAAAAGAGCTTTGAAGAAACTCCGAGATAACAGTAGTACGCTGCCATCGCAGCCATGCCTACAGATGCGGACATCAAAATTGCATCATACTGATAGGCAAGATTATTTATAAAAAATGGGGATAGTAAAAGTGATAAAGAAAATGATGCTTTCGCAAAACTCAACTCGCTACCAAAAAATACACTGCTGATTTTGTGTGCAGGGTAAATGAGGAACAGCGCTGCAATCATCATAGTAAATGGAGATAATATTAGAATATGACCGTTGCCAATGAGATTAGACAGGACTGTTGAAAAATATCTACCATTATGATCCCATCCATATGGTATCTCTATACGCAAAAAATCATCTACGTATAAATGTCCACCGATAATGAAAGGGAGCACATATAAAAAACCAACAAACAGTAAAATTCCTAAATTTTTAGAATCGTTAGTCATTGCTGTCTTTCCTGACATTTTTTAGAACATATTTTGGACGTTGTTTGGTTTCAATATAAATTCTGCCGATATATTCACCTAACACACCGATTCCAATCAACTGTATTCCGCCAAGGAAAAGGATTGAAACAAGGAGCGAAGGGTAACCACGAACTGGGTTGCCAAAGGCAAGAGTGTTTACAATCATCCACGCGCCATATAAAAAAGATAGACCGGCAACAAACAATCCAATGTATGTCCACATCCTCAGCGGGAATGTGGAGAAACTTGTTATACCTTCAAGTGCTAGGTTCCACAACTTCCAGCCGTTGAATTTAGAATCACCTGCGACACGTTCAGCACGCACGTATTCTACAACATCAGTTTTTCCGCCAACCCACGAAAGAACCCCCTTCATAAATAGATTTCTTTCGGGTAGCTGTTTGATATTCTCTACGACCTCTCGTGACATCAGACGGAAGTCGGCTTTGTTGAATAAATCAGATTTCGGGTAAGTCTCCCCCGTAGCGGGTTGTGTTTTCAGGCAATACGCACGCTT